AGGTCTAGGCATATCTTTCATCATATTGTAATTAAAGACATAGTCTGTACCTACAATATATTTTCCTTTATATATAACCTTTACTGTTTGGCCTATATCTTCTCTTTTTGTTTTAGAGTTTTTAGGCTTCTTATAGTTAGATGGTTTTTTATTTACAGAGTACCCACCATGCTTGTTTTCTTTTTTCTCGTATTTTAAAGAGTGACTTGTAATAAACTCAGCGTCTAATATATTGACACTAAACTTGTCGTAATCATACGTCTCGTTACCATTATCATAATAAGGTTGGGTTCCATAATTTGCTGGGTTATTATTTTTACCAGCATACTCTCTAGCTATTTTAACATAATCTTCTTCACTAAACTCATCCCCAGCTTGTATTCTTAAATCAGCAATAGTTATAGAATATATCTCACCTGCGTGTCGTATATTTTTAAAGTCTGGTTTAGCAGAAAAAGATGTTATAAGATTTGCAGGGTCTACGTGTCGTATCTTAACGCCCTCTGTTTTTGATATTTCTGTTTTAGCAGCACATAAACCTAAGACCACTAAGTCTCGAATCATGTGTCTTTTAACTTGATCGTAATCGTTTATATTTAAGGTGTACTCTATAGCTTTTTCTAACGCTATTTCAACATTCTGCTTATAGTTAAGTGCCATAAACATATCTATCTCTTCACTATTTTCTGGAGAAAAACCTTTTGAAGTTAATTGAGTTCCAGACTTATCTTCTAAATCTTGAACAAAATCTTTTGTTAACATTTCACCATACAACCTTTTCTTCCTCTCCATTCTCTCTTTAGCAGCAATAGGATCTATAGACTCAGCCTTTACGTCATACTCTTGGTTAACCATCCCATTAACAATAACGTCAACAAACTTAGGAACAATAGATACAGGGCTCCAATCTATATTAAGGTAAGATGAGTCTCCTTGAGCGTCAAGAAGATCCTTGTACTTACCTACATCTTGATTCCCTTCAGCGTAAGACCTATTACGATTATACCGCATCTTACGATCCCTAAAATATACGTCACCATTATTATGCCACTCGTAGTACATGTTTTTAAAGTACTCAAGTCCATACTCTTTAGTAGCCTTTTCTTCGTTAGTTGCTAAAGGTGATGGGTAACCATTTAATTTGTCTTTTTGCTTATTGAACATCATGTCTTTATCTGTTTGCTAAACATTCCTTTGTTATTATATCTTTTAACTAAAGGAGATGATACCTTTAATTCTACCTTTGGTTTTATATATTTTTGTGACGCTAGTAAAGCCAATGATGACGATATACTAGCATCATACTTTGTTCTATTATCTATCTCAAATCTACTCCAATCATCAAGAAGTGTGTTAAAAAAACATTGTCCAATTTCTCCTGTACTCGCGTTATAACCAACATGATCATATATGTAGGTTGCTATAGCCTCTGCTTGAGCATTTATAACTGCAGCACCTGATCCAGGTATACCTTTAGTCTTTTGCTTTCCTCTACTCCACTCTGTGTGAGTCATATCTGGTCTATCCATTAAGTACTCATAGTATCCTCTGTTTTCAAAATACTTTAGTATTCCTACTTTGTTATTCTCCACTAATATCTGACAACCATAGAATACGCACATCTTAATCATGTCCTCGTAAAATATTTCTGCTTTAGGAGGTCTATTAATGTACTCACATACAAACTGCATAGACGCATCACTTGACATGCTAAACTTATGAAATACATGAGCAGCAGCATCAGACCTTCTACCATCGGTAGTCGTGTCATGATCATAAGGGTCACAACCTGCAACAAGTTGATCTGATCTACCAGGAAACTTTTTATTAAATCTAGACGATACAACGTTTTGATTCTGAGTCTCTGGAACCCAAGTGATTTCCCACTTACCCTTTCTGTGAGGTATCCACATAACCTCGCTATCTTGTACGCCATTTTTCCAAACAAACTCACCCCTTGTTGTAGGAGTATTATTAACCTCGTTGTAATCCATTTGTTGATAGATTCTTTCGACATCAAATATACAACTTTGTGTGTCATTTCTAAACGCTTCTTCTACAGTAAACGGAAACTGACGTTTAAATTCTGATAACGCTGTGGTATCATCCTTTAAAGCGTCCCTTCTGTTTTGTATATAATCTTTAGCACCAGTATCAACAAGCATATCATCAATACCCATTACTGCGTCTTTTGGAGTATCTACAACACTGTAACCATACTCGTCAATAAACCCCTCTAAGTTATCAAAAGCAGGAATAAATAGTTTATATAAACCACTTTTAGTCCTACCGTTAAGATCTTTTTCTGACATGTCAGAGTCGTGAAATATATCTTTAAACTCTGCACCACCGTCTTGCAACTTATTAGCAGTAGAACCCATCATGCATTTTCCTACAACTTTTCTACCTAAAAGTAAACAGGTTTGAGTTACACCCCAGTTTTTCTTTATAGAGTTTTGACCTGTCCACTTACCAGCTTCATCATGTACTAAAAGCTTTAGCTTCATACCATCATAACTGTTATCAGCAGTGTTCTTCCAATCTATAATAGAATTTAAAGCTTCAGATTTTTCTATATGCTTTTGATTCCTTGTTATCTTCTTAGCAGGCTCTCTAAATGCTAACTCTACACGAGGATTACTAGAACCATCTTGTATAGGCTGAAAAAAGAAAGGGTAGTTACGATATATACGAACTACCTTATCTGTAAACATTGTTTTAGCATCTGCACCTGTTTTAGAAAGTAAACCAAAGTTACTATCGTAAACTTGAGTAGCTAGATTAACTATCTCACTACTTGCCATATAAGAAAAACCACTACGTCTGTTCTTAAGGAAACACATCCCGTAAGAGTTATTGTCGTTTTTACACGCTTCCCAAAAAATAAAGAACGTCCTGTTAGCATCTCTGTAATCAGGATAACCAACATCTATTTTACTCCACTGAATAAACATATAATGCGATCCAGTAATATACGTAGGAACACCATTGTTATAAAACCACAACCCTTCTTCTCTACGCCTAAACTCTTCTTCTATATAATCAACATAATCAGAAGCATTTTCTCTTGTTAACCCCTTTGGTATATCCTCTCTAGTCCACTTTTGTTGTTTCTTAGGAAGGTTATGATATAGTATATCTTTTTTATATCTAGGCTTTTTAGGTAGAACTATCTTTAAGTTATCAAACTCTAAGACATCTCCTTCACTACCTTCAGTAAGATATATCATATCACTTTTTTGCATACCGTTCAGCAAAAGACCCTTTAAAGTCTTTTTTCTCTTCTATTAAGGATTCTCCTTCCTTGATTCTATCCTCAAGGTTTTTTATTCCTAAAAGAATTTCTTGACAATCCTCAAAGCACTCTCTTTTTGCTTTTATAGCTTGTCTTCTTTTAGCGTCATCTTCTTCTATTAAAGGTTTACCTATTTCTTCTATAAGAAGATCTACAGCACCTTTACTTGCTTCTATTAACTTCTCTAAAGTCTTAAGAGCGTAATCTTTATTCTGCTCCTTCATAGACTGCTAATACATCAAAGTTACGCATACGAAGAAGTTTTCTTCCGTCTATATTCATATCGTACTCAGAGTTCTCACTCCACATAACTCTATCCCCTTCTTTAACTCCTTGCTCTTTCATCCAGTCATTTATAATAACTGCCTTACCATGAAGTTCCATTTCAGAAGCTGAAGTTTCTAGAAATATTCCAGACTCAGATTGCTCTGGCTCTTTCATCTCTTGCTCCATAAAGTTCCATACTCCTACAGGAATGTACTCTTCGCCTCTTTGTATAAGATATATCTGCTCTGCAAAAGCTTGATATATATTATCTTTATCAGCATGTTTAACAAGGTTTACAGGTGTTGCTATAAAATGGTGAAACCAAACCTTATCACCTTCCTGTATTCCTGTTTCTTTAGTGTCCTGCATTGGTGTTTTATACACCTTACCATATTGTCTTGCTAACTTCATAGGGTCGTAAGATGTATCTCTGTATATCTCTTGACCATTTAACATTAACGTATCCTCTGTTTCTTTTTCTACCTCTATCCAGTAGACATCTTTAATTGGCTTCATTCTTGCTTATATTTACGTTTACTATTTTTTTTACTTAACCTCGTACTCTTCTTCCAGTACTGCAGTGTTATACTCTATAGCTGTGGGTTGAGAGAAAAACCTTTTCCAAGGTCTTGAAAACTCTTCGCCATCTTTCTTTATATACACATCGTATACAACCTGTTGAT